GATTGTAGGGATTTTGCTTATTGGTCGATGTCAACCGACGAATGGGAAGAACGACTCAGAGTAAAGTGCGAACATCAAAATTTCCATTTTGTGGGTTGGGAGTCCGCCTGTGAGAATCAGTTTAGTAAAGTAGTGATGGAATGTCCCGAGCATGGCCGATGGGTGACATCCACGGCGTACATTCTTCGTGGAAGCGGTTGTCCACAATGTGCAACGACGGGATATCAATCGAGCAAGTCAGGCACCTTGTACGCGCTGCTGTCCGAGTGTGGGTCGATGATCAAGATAGGTATCAGCAACATACCCGAAGCGCGCCACGCACAATTGGCACGCAAGACGCCGTTCAAATTCGCAGTTCATCGCCAGATTCACTGCGAGGACGGTACGACCCCTCCGATGCTTGAGCGCATGTTCCATAATGAATTCCCGTCCGCTGGGTTACGCGGATTCGACGGGGCCACGGAATGGCGGGTGTGGTATCCTGAGGTGAATACATGGTTTGACCTGCTCGGTGGATAAACATAAATGGCCTCGACCCTCGCTAGTTTCTTGGTTTCCATCGGCTGGGACCACTCAGATTTTGACAAAGGTACCCGCGAAATTGAGCGCGGTATGCAAGGTGTCAAAGTCTCCGCTCTCGGTATCAGCGCTGCAATACTCGGCGTCTTCGCTGGGGTAGCAGGCGCTGCTGTAAACACCGCCCAACGCGTCGATCAGCTCTCCCTCGCCACGCAGAACCTGAACACAAATAAGCAGTTCGTATCGAACCTGGGCGGCGCTATGAAGCTCATGGGCGGCGATGCGGCTGCTGCATTGGATGAGGTCCGTGGAATTGAGGAGGCACTCACCAACCTACAGGTTAAAGGTGAGATCGGCCCATTCTCAGAACTTGCCACGGCAGGCGTGGACATCACAAACCTGACAAGCAAGTCGACCGCCGAAGGGTTCCTATCCGAACTCTCTGATCAACTTCCGAAACTGAACAATAATCAACGTCAATCTGTTCAGAAGTCGCTTGGTCTATCCGATGCCACGATGAAGGCTCTCAGTGGTGGTAGTCAGCAGTTCGAAGCGTTGATACAGCGATCTCAGGATCTGACCGGTACGATTACGCAGCTCACCGATAACTCGCGAAAGCTCAGCGACCAGATGGCCGAGTTCGGCCTGCGAATGATCGGTATTACAAATGAGCTGACTGAGAAAACCCTCCCCGGACTCGTGAGCCTATCGACTTGGGCGAACCAGTTTGTCGAGAAACATCGTGACGATATCTCGGGTGTGATCGATACGGTTGCTGACAACCCAGGCTCGACAGTCGCGCTCGGCGGTGGTGCATTGGCGACGGCGCTCGGCGCGTTGACTTCGAAACTCGGTCTGACCAGCCTCGGGGGTGCAGCGTCCAAGGTCGGTACAGCGGGCATGATCGTCGGAGGCGCAACACTGGCTACCGATGCGACATTCGATACTCTCGAAACACATTTCCCAGGTCTGAAATCGTTCGAGCAGAATGTGGACCAGGGTGCTCGCAATATGGGCCTCGGTAAACTCGTCGATTTTTCCGACTGGTTGTTCAATACTGAAACGTCACCATCAAATACCCCGTCGTGGTACGACAAGCAGCAATTACCCGACCAGTCGAACTACACACCCGATGCAATGCCGACACCGTATAAAGACGTCACACCCGCGTCCAACGAAGCGAATGACGCATTGGTGAAAGCGATCCAGGCGGCGAAGGTGAACGTCTCCAACAATGTGAACTTAAACGTCACGCTGGATGGTCAAGCCATTGACGCCAAAATCACCGAAGTTACAGAGCGTGCCAATTACAGTACAATCGACGACGTCCGCTCTTCGACGTCGAGGTAACCCGTGAGCATTGTTCAACTCTTCACCAAACAGGCGCCGACCATTGCGGGTTACTCATTCGACGCGGTGCTGGAAGACACGTTCGAAGCTACGGTGGAAGTGACAACTTATCCGATTGAGTCGGGTGTGCGTGTGGCGGATCATCGGATCCTGCAACCGTTTAAATGGTCGCTCGTCGGAGCGGTGAGCAACAATCCTCTCAAGGTACAACTGACCGACTTCCTCGGCGGTGCGCTATCGAACCTGACGAATAACCCACTTGTGTCGACTGTTGCTGGTTTGTCAGCGGGTTTCCTGGCGGGCAGTGATGAGACACGTGCCAGCACCACGCTACAATTTCTGATCGTTCTCATGCAATCGGGCGACCCCTTCACCATTGATGCGGGCGACATCACGCTGAATAACATGGTGATTACTCGCCTGTCGCGCACGAAAGACCCAAGCAATGAGAATGGTTTGATATTTATCGCCGATCTACAAGAACTGATCACCCTGGAACGTATCTCGTTTGTCGGTCCTCCGGCACCCGATCAACTACGTGACGGCGATCAATCGAAGTCGGCGATCACCCGGGCGATTAATCGCGGTCAGAAAATGGTCGCCGACGCGAAGGCTGCTGTTACGAAACAGGTCGATTCGGTCCTTGAGAGTATTTTCTAATGGTTGAAATCCCACTTCTCAGCGGCTCGACGAATGCCCACCAGCGCTTCTCAATCCAACTCGGTGCGAACTTGATCAACTTCGAGATTGACTATATCTCGTACCTCGATAACCCGGCATGGTCGATGAACCTGTTTCGCGATGGCTCGCCGCTCGTGCGTGGCGCGATGCTCGAGCCAGGGTGCGATGTAATCGCGAATTATCGCGCCAAGATCGGCCTACTCGTCTTCGTTGGTGACCCAGTGACGCTAGATAACCTCGGTATCGCCAACCATCTGGTGTGGGTGACTGAATGAACGGTCGCACATGGTCGATGGATATCAACGGTGAACCATACATCGAACCACAGTTTGGGTTGCGGATGTTCCGCGTGGTGTTCGACATCCAGATCAGCCCGGGCGACGCGTTATCGCTCGCCGACATCCGAATTTATAATCTGCTTAAGACGACTGCGATTCAACAGGGTTCGTCGATTGTGTTCCGTGGCGGGTTTGAGGACGCGAGCGATACGCTGTTCATCGGGTACGTGACCAACGTACTACGGGAGCGTGACCCGGGGTCTGCCGAGATCGTGACGCGCCTGATCTGCAAGTCGGGTGACCCCGTCAAGGATCGCGGCTCGGCGCAGGGTTCGTACGGTAAGGGTACGAAGATCGTCGACGTCCTGCGCGATTTGGCGCGCTCGTGGCCCATCCAGCTCGACGTGGACGAGGGACAGTTCGCCGACTCGCCGCTATTGACGAGCGGATATGTCACCAACGGTGACATCCCGACGATCCTATTCGACCTGGGGTACGCGTACGGGTTTGACTGGGTGCAGGAACGTGGTCGGTTGGTGGTTACCCGACGTAATTTCCCACGCACCGTCACACCGACGCTCGTCAACCAGTTCACCGGTATGCAGGGTATCCCCGAAGTAACCCGAGGTCCGGACGGTCTGGGTGTATTCGTTAGCGTCAAGATGAACCCGTATTTCAGGGTGAACGGTAAGATCACTTTGCAGAGCGAGTTCGCGACATACAACACCGGCAACCTGTACGTGGTTGAGCTGGGCGGCGATGCGTCGGCGAATGGGGACTACAATATTTTCGCACTGCGTCAACGTGGGGATAGTCACGGTAACCTGTGGGCGACTGAGATCGACGGGATTCGTGCTGGTGCTGTAGCGCCCGCGTCTGGAACTGTTCCGAACTCAGTCGACGCCACGGGTGTGCTGGTATGGGGCGCCAGGGTCGATCAAGCGTTCCGTGTACGCGTGCGTCAGGTGGGTGACAACCTGAATATCAACCCCGACTGGTTGATGGCGGTGATGGGATTCGAGACGGGTTACACGTTCGACCCGACCACCAGTAATCCGGGCAGTTCAGCGACGGGTCTAATCCAGTTCCTCGAAACCACGGCGCGTGGACTTGATACGACGACGACTGCACTGCGCCGCATGACTGCCGTTCAGCAACTGGACTACGTCGAGAAGTATTTTGCGCAGTATGCGAGTCGGATCACGAACCTGGGGGATTGCTATATGGCGGTACTGTGGCCAGTGGCGATGGGTCGTCCGGACTCATACGTGATGTGGACGAAGGTTGGTACGTATGCTGCTCAGTACGCTGCGAACGCAGGATTGGACGTGAACCGGGATGACCAGATTACACGGGGTGAAGCAGTTGCCCGCGTGAATACATCGCTGATGCGCGGGCAACAGTTTGCACGTTGATTACTGATCCGGGTCGATACTAAAATCGCCCGGACGACCGTAACCGAATTCATCACCGAATTGCCAGACGGCAGCGACTCGACCGGCGACAAACGTGTGAGCGACAATTCGGACGTCGCAACAATATTCCCGCGAATCCAAAATACAAATGCAGTCGACCGGTGGAAGTCCAACACCGTCAAAAGTGGTACGAGCTCGGGTGCGTAACCTTTGTTTGATCTCTTCCGCGTCCACACCTAACCCCTCCCCGCTTGATTCACTGGCACGAACGTGTAGTAACCCATACCGTGGTGGTGCACGTACCAATAGTCACTGTCGAGACGGTTCATCAGTTCCTGAAACGTGTAGATCCGCGTGGCGTATGTGCGTTTCATTTACGATCCCTCTGAGCCCGGGTCCAGCCTTTGTCCCACTCGGTTCTTGACCACGGCTCCTTATCGTTGAACTTGTTCGCATCCTTCGACTTGCCACCCAGGAACGCCGCGTAACCTTGCTCGAATGGTGTCATTGCGCTGACCCTCGTGTTGTGTGTCACCAGTGTTATACACCGTGACGAATCCGTCAATCCCTACCGATTAAAAAGCCCGGCGAACCGGGCAACACATCAACACAAGCAGGGAGGTTGTACAGTCGCATTTAATGACGTGACTGTCAAGCGTCGCCAATGTATTATCATGTCCATATTTAATGGGGTCGACACATGGCGCATACGCGGGCACAGCAGCCACAAATGCTACGGGAAGCGTTCCGGGAAATGATGAAAGGTGTCGCCACCTCATCACCCGGGCACATTCTCGCGTTCGACCCCGTGACCCAGCTCGCCCAAGTGCAGATCGGTATTACCCGTGTGGACTTGAACGGCGCTACGTTTGAACCGCCGACGATTATCGAGACTCCGGTGTACTTCCCGGGCGGCGATTATCATATCGAATACCAGATCGACCCAGGCTGTGAAGGTGACATCCTGTTCAGTCAGCGTTGCGTTGACGGGTGGATACAGACGGGCGGTGTGGCTGCAAACCCCATCGGTCGTTTCCACGATCCACAAGATGCATTCTTTCTCCCGGGCTTCCGTTCGCTACCGAATAAACTACCCGCGTTCCAGAACAACGGTATCAGGATCAGCAACAAAGCCGGTACACAGTTCGCGTGGTTAAAGAACGACAATACGATCACCATGGACAACGGTGTGGCGAACTTCAACCTGATGCCCGACGGATCGGTGTCGATGCAAAACGGTTCGGGGTTCATTCGTATCGGTGCCGACGGCATCGTTAACATCAACGGTGTTACGATTAATCCGGCAAGCCTCGTAGAAACACCCAACGATGTGAAGGCTGGTACGATACTCCTGAAGACTCATCGCCACACTGGGGTCACCCCAGGCAGCGGCACATCCGGGACACCTACCCCATGACGGTACGACGCTTAGATCCCGATACGGGTGATATCATCACCAGCGGTGAGATGCAGTTTATCGGCGGGCGTGAGGAAATCGCACAAACCGTTCAGACACGTTTGGCTCTGTTCCTCGGCGAATACTTCCGAAACATTCTCGACGGTACTCCATGGTACGAGCAGATCCTCGGCAAGTTCACGAGCTTGGATGTCGCCGAGTCGGTGCTGCGTGTGAGGATCGCCGCAACCCCCGGTGTGATACGGTTGACCAGTTTCGACACAGATTTCGATATCGATTCCCGAAAATACAGTGTGACTGCCGGGATTCTCACCATTTACGGAGTTGATGAGGTGGTTTTCAATGGCTGAAGTCACGGCGCAAGGTTACGTCCTCAAGACCCAAAACGAGTGGTTCGACGAGGAACGTCAGCTCTATCTGGATATTGATCCGGATTGGAACCTCGATCCATCCACACCGGACGGTCTGAAGCTCGCCCACGACGCCGAAGTATTCGGTGTGCTGGATGAGACGTTACAGCAGGCGTATAACTCCAAAGACCCGAACAAGGCCGTTGCGGTCGATCTCGATGTTATCTGCTCGCTCACCGGTACGAAACGTTCCGAGGGTACACCATCGAACGTTGCCGTAACACTCACCGGTACGACTGGCACGATCATCCCCGCTGGTAAACGTATCGAGTCTGCGAGCACGGGGTCACGTTGGACGATCGATCAGACTGTCACGCTGGTGGCGGGTACAGCATCAACCACCGCAACATGCACCGTATTCGGTCCGACCCAGGCGGACATTGCAACGCTGACTCGGATCGTCGATGTGGTGGGTGGCTGGACGGGCGTCAGCAACCCAAGCGTGGCGACCCCCGGTACGGACGAACAGTTGGACTCATCGTTACGTGTAGAGCGTGCCACAGCCGTCGGGCGCCCGGGTAACAACCAGATCGATTCAATGCTCGGCGAACTATTCGCCGTACCCGGCGTGCGACGTGTCAAGATTTACGAGAATGATACGAATAGCGCAGCATTCGATGCGATAAATAATCCGTATAGTTTACCTGCTCACTCGATCTCAGTCATTGTCGACGGCGGTGCGCTTGCCGATGTGGGTATGGCGATTTACGTTAAGAAAAATCCAGGCGTATTGTTGAATCAATCCGGTACGCCGTTATCAACTACGATCATATCGCCGAAGTATCCGACCAATACAAAGTTGATTCGTTGGGCGACGCCGTTATACCTCGATATGGTTGTAGCGCTCACTGTGAAGAATGATGGCACGTTACCTTCTAACATTGATGATTTGATTGATGAGGCGTTTCTAGAATTTGCAATTGGTAGCCTCGTGCCCGCCGGTGATGGATTTAAACAATCAGGATTTGACATCGGGGAAAGTGTTCCGTATCTGACGCTCACGACACCCATCAACAAGGTTCTCGGCGAGTTCGGTAATAGCTACATCCAGTCGTTCACTGTCAACGGCGGCACCACCAATGTGGCGATAGCGTTCAACCAGTTGTCGCGCTGGACGTCTGCGAACATCAGTACGACGGTGGTGTGATGAATATCCCTGACCGGATTTACGCGCAATATCGTAACAAACCAAAGGCCGTCGCGTGGTATGCGATTTGCCGTGCGTTGGGCGGTGAGATAGACGCAGCGGCTCAAGCGGTCCGAGGATCGTATGATATCGACAACAACATCGGCGCACAGCTTGATGTGATCGGACGCATCGTTGTCGCGAATCGAAATTTCCTGGCAAACACCCCGTTGGTGGTGAGTCAGTTCGGCGATGTCGATGCGGAGTTCGGCGATGTCGATGCGATATTTAGTGAGTTGTTCATCGGTACAGATTCGCAGATGTCCGATGAGTTTTTCCGATTAGTGATTCGTGCGAAGATCGTGAAGAACAACAGTGATGCGACTATTGAGTCGATCCTCGATGGCGTGACCTTCCTTATCCCCGGCGCGAATGTCGTACGCGTGATCGACGGTGAGGACATGTCGTTCAGTATCGAGTTCAGCGGTAATATTACCGATTTGGAACGCTGGGCATTACTCAACGCAAGACTGATACCAAAACCACAGGGGGTTCGGTTCAACGGGTTCCTTGATAGTTACATCCCTTCGGAATTCGGCGACGTTGATGCCGAATTCGGCGACACTGACGCACAATTCCACGGTTATGTAGGAGTTTGACCAATGGCTTTACAACGTGACGCACGTTACCCCGGTCGGTGGACTGCCGCCAGTGGCGGGCACCCACAAGGGGCATTCAAGAATCGTACGGCCCCCGGCTCGCTTGACGGCTCGTACATTGAGCAAGATTGGGCGAATGACTGGGACGGATATTTCTCATCGCTATTGAGCGCTGCGAGCATCACACCGAACGGCAACGTGGACGCGGTCGGCGCATCGCAGTATTACTCGGCCCTGGCGTTGGTGATCAAAGCTCAGGCGTCAGGACGGCTGATTCGAACCACTATCTACCGCAACAACGCTGGCACTTTGCAGGCGTCGGTCGACGGTGGTGCGTATGCGAACGTCAGTTCCACATTCACCAAACACCCTGACGCTGTCTTTGCAGAAGGCGAGGTTCTCGGCGGTGGGGCATCGGGTGCAAACGCTGCATTGACCGGCGGTGCCCAAGTTTCAGCCGGCCCAGGGGGCGGCGGTGGGGGCTGGTCGTTCATTCGCCGACCAATCGCATCGTTCAACGGTGTGACCATAACAGTGGGGGCTGGTGGGACGGCCAGTGCAAACCAAGCCGGTGCATCCAGTGCTATCGGCGCACTCATCACCGCAACCGGTGGTGTAGCCGTAAGCACTGGTGCAGCGGCATCCGCAACCAATATCCCCTTCGGTATATCAGATGGGGGTGTAGGTAGCGGCGGGGATATAAACTCTAACGGTGGCGTAGGACAGTGGGCCCTATATAGCACCACACCACAAAGTGGCACCGGGGGAGGTTCTAAATACGGATTTGGACCTACCGGAGTTGGTGGGGCGGCAACTACAGGAACATTGGGGAACAATGCCGTAAGCCCCGGAACTGGCGGTTCTGGCGCCGCGTGTGGTAACTCAGTTGCAGCACCAAAAGCTGGTGGTGCAGGCGCGGCTGGACTCGTAATCATCAGAGAATATCAATAATGAAAACCTGGGCATATGTGAATAACGGACTCCTTCAAGAAATCATCGAGCCGATGGTATACCCCGACGAACATCCGGATTGGGTTGAGGGTCAGCCGATGCGTACGGGATTGGAAATTCCGATCGAAGAACGTAGGACCAGTGAATACATCGCAGCATGCGTGGATATCACCGGGGTCGAACCGCAGCCGCAATTGGGTTGGGTTTATGTCAACGATGTGTTCAGTGAACCTGTTCCATATGTGCCGACTGCTGCCGAGGTTGTAAAACAGAACTCCGCCATTCGCGATACCTTGTTGTCCCAAGCATCCTTGGCTATCGCCCCACTTCAGTATGCTGTCGACCTGGGGGAGGCTACGACCGAAGAAACCGCATCGTTGCAGAAGTGGAAGCAGTATAGCGTTGCGGTAAATCGACTAGACTTGACTGTAGTCGATTTGTCTTGGCCCGCCGCACCGACTACAGCCTGATAACCAGACGAAAGGATCAAACATGAGACAATTCCTAAATGTACTTTTTGCTGCACTGATATTTTGTGGGGTGGTTGAAGCATCGCCAACAGTAAAAGTGAGTGTATATGGCGACTCCACCATTGCTGGTTATCTACCGGATGGTACGTATACGCCGAACAGCACTTCCGTGGTGATGGAGCGTGAGCTTCAGAAACAGTTCGGCAGCGTAGTCACCGTTTTCAGCAAGGCCAATGTCGGG